CGACCATTTACCCATGTCCCCATCCTCATTGGCTCCGTATCCCATAATCTCAGATGGTTTTTTATTTAATGCCCCCAGAACAATGATACTCTCCTCATCATCCATCTCAAGGCCCACCACCACGGTTGAGCCCACTGGCAACGGAGTAACCGAACCTGAGTCATACACTCCCCCTCCCATCGGGCTCATCACTCTGGCCCACGGAAGGAACTCATCGGTCACATAATCATCCTCAATTACCTCATCATAATTTTTCTCAATGTTCCGGTCTCTGAGAACAGTTGGAACTCCATGGAGCTCAAATATACGGACCTGCACCCGTCCCCTCTTATAAGGGTCCTGATTAAAAACAACCACTCCAGTATGTAATGAAAGCCCCATCACTTCTTCGCTTTCTGTGCTGTTGGAAGAATTATCTTATCCCCCTCCATCCGCACACCAACATCAGCACCCCTCCTCATCAGATTAAGGGTTGTCGTGTAACTCCCTCCCTCTATGGAGTCTGTTATTTCAGTTATGGTCCATATCCCTGAAGTTGGGTACAGCACACCCCACGGAGTTGGAACTGCAATCGCTATTGGTTTATTCAGCTCAATTTCAGGGTCCCCTATCACCTCAAGTGTTGCTGTCTGAACCTGCTTTGATATTGCATCATAATAATTCTCAAGTCCTGAAAGAACCTCTGAACGGGACCTCGGGGGTTTATTGAATGTTCTTCCCCCGGCCCTTGGGTCCCCGGGCATTTTATTTCCTTCAACCGGACTACCTGTGAAAGACTTCTGTCCGGTTGCTTCAACAATCGGGGCCATGGTCTCCCGGTCATGAGAGACCACCTCGGAAACAATAATTCCCTTCTGGTTAAGGCTCTGTATTTCAGGGCTGAAGCTGATAACCTTCCCCATGTTCTGAGTCTGAACGACATAGGACCTCTGAACCTTTACTTCTTGGGCCTCTTTATAAGGTCCCACATAAAGATGAGAACTCTCGTATCCCTCAAACATCTGAACCTTAGGCCGTCCCCCTCCCTTGGTCAATCTTGCATCTTTTACCAGATGGGTAACATACTGAAGGTCCGTCATTCCCCTCTGGTAATATACCTTCTGCCTATGCTTTTTATCGGTCTTGCTTCTACCATCCTCGGTCTCAATAATATCACAAGGCTCAATGGTAAGCTCCCACCTGTTCTTATCAGCTATTCTCTGAATCTCTTCTACAATGGTCCGTCCCTCTGAGCTCTTTTTACTTGTGTTTGTGTTCCCGGTCATGGTCCCTAAGTCAGTGCATGTTAATTCAATTTCTATACCTGTCCGGCTAATCTCTCCCGGAACCATATCTTTAATAATAGCCCTTCTTTTCGGGCTTTTTATCTCTGACCACCCAAACCTGTATTCGATATCCGGAACCCACTCGTACACCGGGTCTAAGATATCTTTTAAAAGCGTAAAGTCAGTGTCTATCATCCGGAAGGTAAGCTCTGTCCCCATATTCTCAGTCGCCCGGGTAAGGGTAAAACTGATTAGCTTCGGGTATCCAAAACTGGTTGGTGGTCCGTCCCCCACATAAAAATCTTGGAGATAGAGGAGGTGTCCCCGGACCCAGAGCTGGACTGAGGCCGCATCAACTGGATATTCTTTCAGAGCGGAGGCAAGCTCGGCTATGGTCTGTGCCGCATTTGCCATTAGATTACCTCAAGGAATATCCGTGATAGCTTGGGTATACGAATGTATTTCCCTGCCTCAAAATCAAACGGGTCTTTTATATTATTTACTTCTGCTATAACCCACCATAGGTTTAGGTTTCTGTACCATCTCCACGCTATATTATCAAGCCTCCCCACATCCCCTGCTCTTACCAAATAAGCATCATCCGTCTCAGAGGGTTCAATGTTAAGCCGTCTGTAAGACTTCTGATAAAGAGTGTGTGGTGTCTGAAGAACTGACTCCTCATTAAACCTGTGCTGTCTCTCCTGATGAGTCTCCTCTTTTGAAACTTCCTCAATAGTGGTTAGGTCAACATCTTCAATATACAATGCCATGTTATACCAGCCTTTCCCACCGTGAGAGTACCTTCAAAGCACCCAATGAAAATGGTGTTAGCTTATGAGGAAAATCATCATGAACAACAAATTCACAATCCACATCAGCCGCATACGGATAATGAGAGTAAACCTCCCACGGAGACCTCCATGTAACTCCAGCACTCATCAAGGTTACCACTTCGTTTATATGTTTCCCTATCGTAAGCCTCATCATCTTTGGAGGGTACATATTATCACTGACATAGGTCGGATTAAGAAAGGTCCTCAACCAGTTTACTTTATTCTCCACCTCAAACTTTGCTGTTGGCATCGTTGCTACGAATGTTACTGTAAAAGATATTCTCCGTAAACTGGATGAACTATACCCCAGCCTCGGACGGCTTCCCATGACAGCCACCTCATCATAATCCGGACCCCACTCGTCTGAGAACTCTGTCGGAAAGTAGTCAATCGCTATGAAATTCTGGGGGGCTCCCCACTCAGACAACCGGACATCAAACAAGAACATGTTCGCCCAGTGTGTCGGATTTAATACGGTATTTTTAAGAAGTTCTGGTCCAGCCATTACATACCCCCGAACTGCATAAAGTTATCCCCACCTTTTGACGGCCGTCTTCCCCTCACAATAGCCACCAGCTCACTCAGGAGCTCCTCTATACGACCCATTCCCTGAAAGGGGGACTTAGGACCATCCAATGGTGCAATGACCTCAGGGCCAGCCTCACCAGCCATAATGACCTGTGGCTCAAGGACTACCCCACCAGCGGCCATTGGAATCACTGATAAATCAAGCCCTGCACGGGCATTAGCTATCGCTGAACCTATGGCATCAAGTGAATTTATTATCGTTCCACCCCCTGAGACCCTCCGTATGGCCTCAGCGGCCCCGGATGAGGTAAAGGCCTTAACCATCTCAAAGAAGCCTCCCAGAGCCATCCTAATGGGTGTTAGAATGAAATCAGCTACCTTTAGGAATATGCCCTTAACAAACGAGATGGTCCCCTCAAAAGCACTTTTTACTGAATTCCAGACCCCTGTAAAGAAGTCGCTAACCGCCGTCCCTATCCAGTTTATGAATGACATTGCCTTGTCAGGAAGAGCTATAAAGAAATCCCCAACAGACTTCCCAAAGCCTATAATCCAATCTGTCAGCCAGTAAATACCATCATAAATACCCTTACCCATTATTTTAAACCCCTCAGCGGCCGTTGTTATGGTCTTTATAAGGAGTGTAAAAGTCTCTATAATCCAAAGAAGTGGTCCGGCCACCACCCCACTTATTACCATAGCAAATATCTCACCGAACTTCTCAACCCCCTTACCAGCCTTAGCACCGGGACCTGAGAAAATCTCTAGGATAGGCATAAAGGCTGTTTTAAGTCTCCCAAAAGAATCCTTAAGAATTCCCCCAACCTGCTTAAACCCCGTCTTCATGCCTTCCCACATAACTGAGAAAAATTGAGTCTTTTTCTCAAGAAGGACAAAAGAGGCTCCCAAAAGAGCCACGGCCCCTATAAGCGGAAGCCATGGGGTCAATAAAGCCCATGAGGCAGAAGCCATTGCTGTGAATCCTCCAGCCCCAGCTACTTGGGCCGGGAGGAGGGCCATGAAAGTTGCCTTAAGCTGTGACCCCATGATAAACATAGTTGTCATTGCCGGGGCCATGTCAGCCGCCCCGGAAAGAATGGGCTCCAAAGCTGTTTTTCCAACATCCCGAACAGCTATCCACTGGTCAGTAAGCCAGCTGGCCGAAGTCCCCAACTCAACGTTTCCCTGAGCCGCTCTACCAAAAGACTTGTTAAGACCATCCTGATTTTTCCTGATATCCTCGGTCTCTGTATTCAGAGCGATAAGAAAGTTCTCGTTAATTCCCATCTGCTCCGCATAAGTACGAAGAGTTGCCCGGTCTTTTCCACCAAGATGAGTCATCATTGCTTCTAGAACTGAGTTGTAGTCCCCGGCCGCAATTCTTTGTTTGGCCCACATCTTATCCTGACCTGTCATCTTGACGGCCATATCATCCGTCATATTGGTCAGTGATTCAAGTAGTTCCCCACCAACATTTTCTGTTTCGGCAACAGTCTTATCAAAAGCCCCCTTCATGAATGCTGTAAACTTCATCGCATTCTCACGGGCCTGTTCAGTGTCATATAAAAGATTTACATTTTTTACTACTTCCTTCGTTGCATCTAAGAGCTCACCAAGGTCAATAGATATTCCGTACTTCCGCTTAGACATTTCAAACAGAGTGTCGCTTACTCTATCAGCACTCTTCCTACCAAGGTCAGCTCTCTGGGTCATCTCAGTATAGGCCTCGCCTATTGATGATGCAAACTGGTCTCCAAAACGAGTTCCCCATTTTGCACCCTGAACACCTATGGCCTTTAACATATCCATATTATGTTCACCAGCTGTGGTTGCGGCCGCTATTGCCTTGGTTGCATTATCAAATCCTGCGGCCCCTGCATCTCTCATAGCCTTTCCAACACCCTTGGAAAGCTCTCTGTATTCTTCAAAGGTCATCCCGGCCGCACTTGCCGCATCATGAATTTCTATAAAAGCGGCCTTTCCCTCTTCAGCGATATCACCGAACAGTCCCTCTGTCCGTATCCTATTCAGAGCGTCCCCAAGAACGCTTAGCTTAAATATCCCCTCAACCCCATCGTCTCCGACTTCTTTCTTAAGGTCCTTAGTAGCACTCTTCACTTGGTCAAGAGACTTGTCCCCCTGCTTCCCCATATCCTTAAAAGCATCTTCATCATCCTCAAGGGATTCCTGTAATGACATGAACATACCGACAATCTGCTTAAGCATTTTCCGGGCATCTTTTGTATCCGGTTTTATCTCAAATTCAAAAGCATCGTCTTTTTCTTTTGCCATTACCTTCTCTTCTTACCTTTATTCCGATTGTTTATTTTCTCAATCTCTTTCTTCTCTTTCTCTTTTACTTTATTAAACTGCTCAACACAAAATTCATACTCTGCAAACTCCATCTCATCAAGGTCCCCCCAACTGAAGTGGCCTGAGTATACGAGCGAGAACCTGTTAATTAACAAAGCTTCGAGGGCTTCTAAATCAGCCCTCTGTGGGACGAAAAAATTCGGCTCCCATGGCAACGGTGGTCTTAAACTCAAGACCACATGTACCGTATTCACAGGTTGCCATAACTTCTAAGTCACTACCAAAATCCTGCTTCTCAATAGCATCAGTGAGATTCATACTAGGCATATAGTCCATCTCTTTTATATGCTTGATTGCCTCACGATAGTTAATATGGTCTCCGTTAATAGAATCTAGTCTCATAGCGAGAACCGTAACCAACTCATCTTCCTGAAGCTGTGGGTTTGTGTTCCTGTTCCTCTCTGATGCAATTTGAGAGCTCATACGAAGAAATTTAATTCCGTACTTATTTCCATTAGCTTCAACCTCAAAAGGCTCAACAATATTATCCAAGTCTATATCATCTTTAATGATAAGGTCATTTGGTAATGTCTTTGAGACTTTGTTTATCTGTCCACAATGAGGACACTGAGCATTCCATGTAAACTGGGGGCTTATTGACTCTGCCCGGATGTGCATGATACACCATGCCGCATCCGGAAGTAATAGTGAGTCAATATCAAAAGAAACGGGCGACACCAAACAGTTCTTTAGTATCGCCCGAAGTTTTTGTAATGGAGATTTCGCAGAACTGAGGATAACCCTCTCAGGTATCTTCATCTTACGAAACTCAAGTTCTTTTAATCCACCGTCATAAAGCTTCCCCTTAGATAAAAGGGGGACCTTGTAAGTGTAGCCCTCGGCCATAATACAATCTCCTCAACTTAAAACAACAACAAAACAAAATCAAATATAAACGCTTAAAATCCAACGCTTGATGCAAGGTCTCCAAGACCCGGAGCATCTGTCTCTCCATAATGAGCACGGTCATAGCGGATTGTAACCTCGACCTGTACTACTTCAGAAGAGTCATAAGCAAGCTCACCGAAAGTAACATCCTTGCACCAGACTCCTTCAAGGAGCCACACCCGTTCTTCTGAGAAGTCGGGAGAAAACAGTGTCAAGGTTGCTTCCCTCTTAATGAGTTTAGCATAACCTATCTGTCCCGTCATAGTGTTGGCAGTCTGTTTGTGCCAACGGGCAATGATACCAGCGACATCTTTGTCCAGATAATCATTGAATGTCAGAGTTGCCTCTGACGGAAGGGTCCGGCCCGGGACAAAGACGGACGAGTTCATAAAAGGAATTTCAATCTCTTCCACAGTTGGATTCGGAAGACTTACGGAACGCAACGCAAGTTCAAGAACATCTGCACCACTCAAACCTTGGATGGTGAAGAGCCACTGAAAGGCCCTCTGAGGTTCAAAAGCCCCGTTCATTCCAGCCAGCTGAAGAATTGAAGCTCTGGGCTGTGCCATGGTTATCTCCTATACAAATTTAAAAGATTACGATTCGTTAAATTCTGCTCCGGTATTCAGGACCTGCCAATCAATCGTGATGATTTCAGCGGCCTGTGTAGGCTGAAGAACAACCTTCCCCTTCATCTGTTTCTGGTCAATCTGAGATGGAGGATTAGTTGATTCATCACAAATAACCTGATAACTGTAAACCCCTCTCCGGGAAGCAATCGGAGCCATTGCCTGACGAGCGAGCGACCTGAACTTTTTCCAAGTCTCAGAATCATTCGGGTCAAATACCAGATATTTTACAGCGGTTGCCAGAACCTTTCTGGCATACAAAACCATTCTGCGAACATTGATACGGTCCAAAGCAGATGGCATTCTCTGAAGAGTCCTCTGACCCCAAAGAGTAATTCCCTCCTGAATGAATTTCACGAACGGGTTCACGGCATTTCCATCACCATACAAGTCGGATATCTTCCCTTGGTCTGGAGACACCTCAATATTCAACGAACGAGAGGCCCTTCCACGGGTTAATCCGGCAGGGGCTACCCACGGGTCCGCAACATAATCACTGTAAGCAAGGATGCTCAGCATCGGAACTGACGGTGGGACCCAAACCTTTGAGTTCTGGTAGGGGTCAAAAACCTCATGCCACGGCCAGAAAATAGCCGCATAGGAGCTGTTCATTGCATTGTGTGAGTATGAGCCTGTCCCATTATGGTAATCAATCACCTCAGAGCTTGAGAGACCCAGAGGAGGGTCCTGAAGCCACATAGCATCACCCCGGCCACGACAAATACCTTCACCTGCCACATAGATTGTAGCATCCACATCAAGGAACCCGGGAGCACACAACAGGTTTATATCAACTTTATTCGGGTCTGCAAAAAGCTGAAGACCAGTCGAGTCGTCCCCGGATACAAGACCGATTACATCAGCAGATGCTGGGACACCACCAGTACTCCCACCAGTAAGGGTCAGTACCTGATTATCAGGCTCTCCCCCGAGAGCGATATCAGTTATTGTCACGAATTCAGAGCTTATGTTAAGGATTGCATCCTTATCTGCCAGATTATCAAACTGCTCAGCAAGCTCACCATCAACCTCTATTGAAACACGCTTCCCGGTAAAAGGTGAATCAGAGATATAAACTTTGACAATCCGAACACTGAACCATTTGTCCTTAAAGGTTAGTGTGTTTACCGGGACAGCATCAACAGCGGTTGCTGAGGCCAGAACAGCATCAGATTTAACAACACGGACAACACGGAGCTGGTGTCCTTCCCTCAAATACTCAAAAGCGGCCCGACCACCATGGTAAATGGGGCGGCCGAAAAAGCGTATGAACTCACTCTGTGAGCTTATACTAACAACCTCTTCTTCGGGTCCACTCTCAGCTTCAATGACCATACCTACCTGAGTTGTGGAAAGGGCCGGAGCGTAAAGGCTCAGGTCCAGTTCATTTGAATAGACTCCGGGGGCTACAACGATTCCCATAACATACTCCTCTTAATAAGGTTTAATTTCCAGTAACTGTCATTGTCTCAAGAAGATTCTCCGGAAGGTCATTATCTTTATAAAATGCAATTTCCGCTTCTTCTAAGACTTTAACTAACCGTATTTCTCTAAATAACATGCAACGTAAAGTCAACGAAATCGTGTAACGAATGTTCCGCTCAGTATCCCCGGGCGTAAGCTCAGACGAATCGGTAACACTCTCATAATCAAAACTAAACCTTTTAACTCCGAACTCTTCAAGGTCAACTTCAATGTATCCAATGTTGTTTCTAACCCTCAAGGAACATTGCTTCAGGATGTTGTTCATCACCCCCCTTTGAGAGGTCCATATATTTATCTGATACGGGATTCTCACAGGTTGAGGGTATTCTGAGGCATAGGTATCAGCTGAGTCACTGGGACTCTTATAGCTGGCTTTAATTCCCACCCCCGTAAGAATAGGCACATTAAAGCTTATATCATACTCTCCTGTCTCATAATCTATGGTGTTTGTCCCACTACCGTCAACATCTCCTATTATATTCCCGTCCCCATCATCGGTAACCACCTGAGGTCCATCTGAATCTTCACTTATTGTAAGGCTCCCGGGAACTACTGTAATTGTTCCAAGAGTCCCCGTAATCCTACGAACCCCAGTCCCGATGGTCAAAACCTCATCTGATATGTGTTCCAGTCCACTTTCCCATATCACTCTTGGATGATGAACATACCTTGTCTCGTCAGGTTCAAGGTCATTTCTGGTAATAGCCATTATGGGAAGTTCAGGGCGGTTGGTATCAGAAGGAAACACCTGTCCATACACCTCCTGCACTCTGGCATAGGCCCTGTGAGGGGCGGCAAATACAATGGGGACTGTAACAGAACCCTCTATAGGGTCCTGTGCAATGGTGCGGAATTTCTCCACAAGGGCTACATCATAAGCTTTAATCTCATCTACCATCGTTAAGGTCCCTTAGTCTCCTCTTAATTCTAGGCAGTGTTCCACTAGGATTCCGAGTGTCATCACCTACAGACATCCTCATAAAAACATGCTTACTTGAGACTCTCACTATACCCTCTTTAAATAAAGGCCTTACTCTTAAAGCTTTCTCAGTATCATCCTGAGCATCTTTAGCAATTTCTTCTCTGAACACACCTGTGGCCAGCTTAACTATCTCCATGAGCCTCTCTCCATCTTCATTCTTGAAAAGAGCATCAAACTTCTCATTAGCCAGCCTTTTCGTCCATCTGTCCAGAGCTTCCGCATATTTTATTGTAAACATCTCTGATAACTTTCACTACATCCAGCAGTGGTCTCGTTCCTATAATAGTCGTAAACTTTTCCTCAGCATCTTCCTCATCAATAAAGATATTTCCAACATACTCATGTCCATCAACATCTTTAAATGTCTCGATAAGACACCGTTTGTTAAGGAATCGTTCCATCATAACATCCTTAACATTCTGAGCAAGCCTACGCTCATTTCTATTGGAGGACCTTAAAGAAGGAAGCTCAACTCCGTCAACCTTGAGCTCTTTCTTAACAGTAATCCCGAACCCGACATCCATAACAATGTCAACAAGATTCCCAGCGTGAACATAGATAATCTTACCATCAAAGAACCAATTACTCTTCATGGATTCCATGAAGTATCTCCTAAAACAGCAACCTAAAAATCAACTTATAGGCCTTGGCTTGGCCTCTCTGTCATCGCAATCCACTCAAAAAATATGTTCAGGTGGGCCATGTATGATTCCTCACTCCGAACAACTGTCCGTATCTCATAGTCAAGATTGTCCCAGATAATTACATCTCCTATCTTCGGGATGATGTTTGCTACATCAAACAAAGGCTTAGGAAGATAAAAAAACATCTGATGTCGCTTGTCTATCATATACTCTTCAAAGAGCTGTTCCTCTGGAGGATACTCCTGAGGACGAATATTTAAACTCGTCACCGGGTCGTATTGTCTAGCAGAAGTAGGACTGTCTCCATAAAAAGCATCCCGGAGAGATTCCTCCAAACTAAGGACTTTATAGGTCAAAGAGGGTATGAACCTCTTGTAAAATTCTGTATAGTAACACGAGAGCCTGTTGATATCCGCATTGGTACACTCATTAAAATACGGCCTCGGCTCACAACAATTAACCATTACATCGGCTCCAGATTAGGAGTAAGATTTCTAAGCTCTTCATCGAGCCCCTCAAGAGCTGTGATGGCTTCATTAACCATATCACTCCCATCCAACTCAAAGGCCAGTGGAGCTCCCTGCATCTTCCTACGGACATATCCTATCTCAAGCTTCACCATCTCAGTGGACCTGTCCATAAGATGTTCTTTTACATGAGGGTCCATTAGGTCAGCAACAGCCTCAAAGGCTGGATGATACTCAACAGTAATCATAGGAAATGCTGGGTTAATCAATATGTGGGTTGGGGTCTCTTTAAAATCAGGAGTCTGTCTAAAAGCCTCAAGTAACTGCTGTTTAAGAATCAACCACTCAGAGTACTCAATGACACCCTGACCAACCGCTGTGTACGATGACGGATGTGATGTAATAAGAAACCCCGGGACCCCAAGAAAATCACGGGCTATTCCAGAAAGCCTCTCAGTCGGATAAAGCTTCTCAACAAAATCAACTTTTTTTGATAGCGAGGTCTTCAATATATAACAAGACCCACCCCCACTTGTTGCAGACGAGTCTGAGGTCAGTGTTGGTGCTACTGTTTCCATAATAGATGGAAATGAAATCCAAGGTTTAATCTTATCATACTCACCGTTAATTATACGCTTAACTTCCTCAATGCCTATGTCAGCACAAACTTCATTCCCTCCGGAAACTTCCTTCAGAATATCTGCCGCTTCAGCATCAATGTCAAACGCCATAATTCACCACCCTCTAATAGAAATGAAGGGGTTCTCAGCATTCTGGACTGAGAACCCCTTCTTTAAAAACACTAGTTTAAGAGGAGCTTAAACCAGACGGCCACGGACAAAGAAGTCCTCATTAACCATCTTACGAGCAGAACTCGTAGCGGCCGCTTTCCGTCCTACCAGCTCTTCATTGATACCCAGCTGGGTAGTGAAGAACGGCATGTACGGAGCGTACACATAAGCCGCCTCAAGGAAAGTATCACCACGGTACAGGGTCAGCCATTCGCTTGACGGGTAATACGGATTCTTGTAAACACGGAACTTGTTCCCGAACACACCTGCAAAATGGGGGCCTACCTGAGGCTTCCCTGCCGGGGTAAAATAATTGGAGCCCAGAGACTCAATGATGTTCGCAACACTGGTCCCGACAACCATGATGTTACCAGCGGCCCTACGGGTGGACTGGTAAATAAAGTTGGAGGCTTCAATCGCCTTGTTCAGGAACTCTTTGTTGTGCTCAACCTGAGAGACATACACAGTAGAGGCGGCCGTGAATTCCACAGCGTAGTCAGCCTGAGCTACACGCATCTCTTCAAGAAGCTCACCGTCAATTTCCTTGCGGATTTCAGCGGCAAGGGCGGCTTCCAGCTCTGTGTCCATGTCCCGACCCCAAGCCTGAGCGAGGTCATAGGCTGAGAACACATTGTAGAAAGCACGGAGAGCACGATTCTCAGCAAGAACCGCTTCTGAGGTAATCTTGAGGTCAACTTCCGGAATCATGGAAGGATTTTCTTCCATATTCCATTTATAAGTAACCTTTACAATCTCACCGTCATCAACTGCTGAGGAGAAAGTAACATCAATATCACCAGTGGCATAGTCAATGGTGTTTGTCCCACCACCATCAACATCACCGACCAGAGCACCCGAACCATTATCCGTTACAATCATTGCCGCACCACCGCCATCCGGGACGGCTGAAATGGAAACGGTGCTGGGACGGACCGGGGTGTATTTCAGGGTGGGGGTGAACTGAGTCAGGACATCATTACCCACACCACCATTTTCCTGATAAATCTTCTCAGAAGTGTAGAAGATTTCTTCCGGAGAAACTTCATCCGGGTCATTACCAGCCTTACGGCTACCGAACATTTTCTCACCTTTGGAGATACGACCCTTGTCAGAGCCATACAGGAATTCAAGGAAGAAAATTTCACCGCTCCGTCTGTCCATCGGCTGAACCGAGCAGAGCTCAGTGGCGATAAGATTCGGGACAACAGCGGCAATGATGTCAAAGCCGTAATTGATGAAAGCGATGTTGCCGGAATCAGTTGCTTCCCCGAGGTTTCCCATACGAGAAGCAATGAACCTGCGAGTGTTCTCAAGACACTGGACAGTCACATCAATAAGGAGCTCGTCCTCTGTGATGTCTTTGAGTGCCTCAGCGTAAGGAGCCCAAAAGCCCTCACGCAGACTGCGGATACGGTTGCCGTACTGTTCACGAACAGATACAATATCTTTTAAATCCATGGTTATTTTCCTCCGTTAATTCGTTTTGAAATTGTTCCAACTTTGGTCCGAACTTCCGAAATCTCATCCATATCAGAATGAACTGCTTCCGGAATATACCCGAGAGATGCCGACCTTTTTGTGGAAAGAAGACGGGCAATTTTGTCCACCTCTTCTACACAGGAAAGGTCCTCAACATTCTCTAAAAGGTCCTCGAACCGAATGTTTTTCTCAAGACACACAAGCTTAGCATACAAATCAGTATTAAGACTACGTTCATCCTCCAGTTGTGTCTGGAGAGATTCCACAGTAACCTTCTCTGCCTGAATTCCCATCTTCAGGTCTTCTGTCAGCGACACGGTATCTTCCAGCTGTTCATGCTGTTCTTCAACCTGACGCTTCAAGGCCCTATTCTCCTTAGTGAGAAGAACAAGTGTATCCGGGTCATTGTGTGACCCCTCAGTTAGTGAAGCTATTTCCCTATCTTCAGTTTCCTTTTCATGCATAAGTTCAGAAACTGTTGCTTCTGCTTTTTCAAGCTCTACTGCGAGCTGTTTAATCCGACCCTTAAGAGTCTGAATCTCTTCATTTTTCTGTTTAAGTAAAGATACGTTCCGGTCCTTCTCTTCCTCAACCTCATCGGTAAGTTCAAGAATACGGGTCCGCATCCTATTCAAAAGAACCTTTGTTTCTTCATCAACAACTTTATCATCAGAGTCCGCATCTTCTTCTCCCGGAACAACGGGAGCCGCATCTTCTTCTCCCTGAACAACGGGAGCCGCATCGGAAGAGTCTGCATTTTCAGAGCTTTCATTATCCTCCTCAGCAGAATCGGCAGGTACTTCATGGTTATCAGCATTTAGGTCTTCCGGAGTCTGTTCTTTCAGCATACCCAGTTTACCAAAAAGGTCCTTGTAATACTCACCGTCATTCTCAACCAGTGCTTTGTTATCTCTTACTGACTCCAATATAAACTCCTTTTCACTCTCTCCAAGCTTTGGGAAAGTTCCGTTAGATGGGTCAGCAACAAGGTCAACACCTCCGAATATATAAGACTCCTCGGATACATAAGTCTTCCCTTTTACTTGCTTCTCCTCACCGCCGCCACGAGTCGAGGTCCCCAGTCCACACTCCGCTTTTGCGAGCGTGTGAGCTATGCGACCAGCTGGGGTATCAAGAATCTCAATATCCCCCTTAATCATTCCCGTATTCTCATCAATTCTAAAAGAGGTAAGAACAGTGGCTATACGCTCTTCCTGAACTTGAATACCAGCCGGGTGTCCCAACTGACCGTAACATCTGCGATTGTTTATCTTATCCATCACAGATTCATTCTTCAGTACATTTTTGTCCCAGAGTTCTCTTGTGTATATCCGTTTGTTTTTATTCTCTTTTCCGAAGAAGCCCAATTCAGCATCTTTAAGGACTGATAAAACACCCTTCCGTCCTTTAACTTCTTCAAATATGGGTTTATGCCCATAATGTTCAGAGATGAGTAGCATAAGACTTCTCCGCATCTAAGTTATATATTCTTATCATTTTAATGTATTCAAACAAGTAAAATTACTATTTCTGTTTAGCCTGAACAATACCTTCCTGCCATCCCGGAGGTAGAAACTGTTTAGCTAGAGTCTTGGCATCACTTAAATTACCGGAAGACGGGATTATAAAAACACATTTCCTCATCTTCTGCCTTAGAAGACCAAAAAACTTACTCCTTGTTATCTCTTTCCTGCCCCATCCCTCATTAAACTTCATGTCCGTCAGGAACAACATCATATCAACCTTGTTACCAACCTTCTTCAGAATGGCCTCGTGAAT